TGGCAGTTGCTGGCCGACGCCTTGCTCTGCACTGAAGGCGTCGGCCAAGCGACTGCCTACGCTCCCAGCTCGGGAAGCGCGCTGGAAGCCCCGCACAGTGATTGCCAGGTCAAGGGGACGTGGAATACCGCAGACCGGCGCGCTTCATGCCGGTCAAGGATATGCCGCGAAAGCCCCTTGACCCTGCACGAAACAAAACAGCCTCCGCTCGGGAGTGTGGGAGGCGCTTTTCCTCCCGCGCTCCTGAGCCCTCGGCGGCAAGAGTGGGATGACAAGGGCAAAGCCCTTGGTGTTGCGATAGGGATCGTTACCCGAAGGGCCAAGGCAACTTGTTGGCTTGGTTTGCGAAGCAAATAGAGCCCGGCCCGAAGGGATCGCCCAATAAGTTAAGTAAGAAATACCAGTCAAGTCGAATGAGGAAAAACAGGGGAAACGAAAGTTCCCCTGAAAGGAAAACTCGACTTGAAACATGGGAAATCCGCGCAATAAGCGCAACTAAAAGAGGAAACACAACATGGCACGTTCGACAATGGAAGTAGCGTTTCTGGGTACTCAAAAAGTCGCCTTCAATCAAAACGGCAATGACGTGAAGATCGTCAAGGTCTTTTATGGCGACGAAGCGGACGGTGAAACAGAAAACGGCCTGTCCATTGTAAGCATGGATGTGCCGCTCGAAGTTGCGGACGAAGTATTTGCATCCGGTGCGAACTTCCAGCCGCTGGAACTGGTGCGTATTACTTTCGAAGTTGCCCGCGCTGGCAAGCAAAAGGGAAACAACCTTTGCGTGCACATTGAATCGGCTAAGCCCGGTACTCAAGCGTCCAAGCCTGCCACTCCGCAAGGTCAGCAAACCTCCAAGCCTGCTCCCGGTGCTCAGCCGGAACCGGGTAAAGCCAACTAACGGCAGGGGCGAGCCATGTTAAGCGAAGACTGCGTGATCTGCGACTGCTGCGGCAACGATATGGGCAAGCTCATGGCACTGCCCGCGCCGCAAAGCGATCTGCTGCCGGACCTCAACCTGCCGCCCCATTTCGCCGTCTGCCCCGACTGCGAACACCTCGAACAAGCCGCCGACCTCATCGAGGTCGGTGTATGAATTTTCTTGCCTGTGATGGTGATTGGATGCAAGGCGCTGATGGCTCGCCCATCTGCTCTGGCTCGCTGGTCACCCTCACGGTCGAGGAAATGCAGAGCCTCTATGGCGCTGCACTCACCTGGGAACAGGTCACCGAGCTACAGGGCGAAGCGATTGTGTTGTTCGCCACCGTGTTCGGTTTTCTGGTCCTGAAAAAAGTCCTGAAACAGTGAGGTACCAAACCATGCAACATATCAAAACCCTGCGTCGCTCCCTCGGCGCCGCTGCTGCAACCGGCCTGCTGGCCGTTCAACAGGCCTATGCCGCTGTTCCGGCTGAAGCCACCGGCGCACTCACTACCGCTGGCGAAGACGTCGGCACCATCGGCTGGGCGGTTTTCGCCGTGATCATCGCCGCCATGGCGTTCAAGTACATGCGCCGCGCGCTGTAACCGGAAACCGTGCACTGCATGTGCCGAAGCAAACAAACCCCGCTCCGGCGGGGTTTTCTCTTTAAGGGAAACGCCAATGAGCTACGAACTGTACGTCCTGATTCTTTCCACCCTGGCGTTTTACCTCGTGTTTTTTGGGCGGGTGTGAATATGAAAAGGATTTTTGCGATTTTGGCGGCTTTGCTGCTTTGGCATTCGCCCGCTAGTGCTGTTGATTATTACTGGACGCCTACCGGAGGTAGTGAAGCTAATAAAGTTTTTGCGTCCCCTGCCGCAGCCTGCGAAGCATATGCATTAAGCATTAAGCGCCCTGGTGGTGCTAGTGTTTATGTCAGGGGTCAGGTTGTCGGCACCGGTGAAACGAACCGCGGCTGCCGTGGTGTAGAGGCCAGCGGTACATGGTTGCTAATTGGTTATGTTACTCGCCGGGGTGACGGCTGTACGTTGCCCGCTGAATACAACTCCGAAACCGGCGAATGCACGGCACCCGAAGAAGACAAATGCGCGTCAACTTATGGCAAGACAATAGACCATGAATATAATCGTGATCCGTTAGTTAAAAACCTCCCGCCTCCTGAAGTTTGTCAGTCTGAATGCCAGTATTCTCGGACTAACATTGTTCGGGATTGCCGCCTGTTTCATGAGGGGCCTAACGTCAACAAAGTTATGTGTATTGTCGCTTATGAGGGCAATGGGAGTTCTTGCACGGCTGGCAACCCGGCTCCTGGTAGTGTGTTTGATCAGCCTCCAAGCAAGCCGCCAACCAAAGCTGATCCGGCCTTTACGAAAGATAGTAAGTGCGGCGATTGGGAAACGCAGGCTGACGGCACTCAAACACGCTCTTGCAATTCAACCGAGGAAACTAAGAAGCCCGGCAAGGTCGATTGTACAGCGGAGGCTTGTAAGGATGCTGTTCCGCCTGCTGAATATAATAAGACTGACGTAAATCAAGACATTGAAAAGAAGCCTAATCCTGACGGTTCTACTACCACTACAACTGAAACAATTACCGATAAGACCAGTTGCAAGGGGCTGAAGCCTTGCACTTCTACCGGCAAAACCGAGATTACAACTGATAAAGAAGGTGCTGATGGCGAGTCCGGCGACTCAAGCTACGAATGCACCGGGACGGGTTGCGATAAAGAAGGTGGATCGGAAGAAGGCGAAGAAGGGCCGGAACGTGAAGCCTCGGTCGGCACCTGCGATGCGGGCTTTTCATGCAGTGGCGATGCCATCGACTGCGAGATTTTGCGCCAGCAAAAGGAACAGCTCTGCCTTGCGCAAGAGATGACTGATTTTGAAAAGCATAAGCCTGGAATCGAGGCGACCGTAACAGGCGACAAGTTTGAGCTGAATGAAGGTAACGGCGTGATCGACGTTCCATCGTTCGTCAATCAGGGCACCCGCTTTCTACCCTCTACGTGTCCCGCTGCTGAGAAGTTCAGCTTGACCACGGCCGGTGGGCGTTCCTTTGAAATCAGCTATGAGCCGCTATGCCGCGCCGCCAGTGATCTGAGCGGTTTATTCGTGGCGGTGGCCACCGTTCTCGCCGCGCTCTACGTCGGTCGCTCCGTAGGAGGTCAGTAATGCAGTTCCTGTTCATTGTTCAGATGCTCGTTATCGTGCTTGGCCCGCTCGTAAAGATGGTGCTGAAGATGATCGGCTTCGGCTTCGTCACCTATATGGGCTTTAACCTGATCATTGGCCAAGCCCAGGACTACTTGTTCGGCCTGATGGGTGAAGTGGGGCCGGTGATCCAAGGCATTCTCGGACTCGCTAAATTCGATGTGGTGGTGAACCTGTATTTCGCCGCGATCTCCACGCGCTTCATTCTGGCTGGGATCGACAAGGCCACTGATCGCAAACGTAATCAGGTCTGGCATAAGCCGGGCGGCACTTCTATCGAAGCCTAAGGGGGCGCCGTCATGCTCGTTATCCGCACCGGCAAACCCGGCCACGGCAAGACCCTTAACACCATCCGCGAAGTCGACCAGAAGGCTCATGCCGAAGGCCGTGTGGTCTACTTCCATAACATTAACGGCCTCAAGCCGGATCAGCTGCAAGCGCAGTGGTTCGAGTTCGAAGACCCGGAAAAGTGGTTCGAGCTGCCGAGCGATGCGGTCATCGTCGTGGATGAGGCCCAGGGCTGGTTCGGTGCAAGGGATCCGCGAGCCCGCCCGCCTGAGCACATCACGCGCTTTGAGACCATGCGTCACCAGGGCCATGAAGTGCATCTGGTCACGCAAGACCCGCGTTATCTGGACGTGCACCTGCGCCGCCTGTGCAACAGCCATATTCACTACTGGCGAGTCTTCAAGTCAGCCCAGCTGCTGCGCTTCGAATCCGAAGTGGTGGTGGAAAAGGTGGAGGTGAAAACCAGCTTCAAGGATGCCGACAAGAAGTCGCTGCGCCTCGATAAGCGCTACTTCGGCGCCTACACCAGCACCAACGCTAAGCATCACTTTCAGACTAAGGTGCCGACGAAGTTCATCTTGGCGCTGTGTGTCATTCTTGGCGCGGGGATTCTCGTTTACCGCGCCTATGAGCGGTACAACGCAGAGAAGACCTCACCCATTGCCGATGGTGGCGCGCCTGCTGGAAGCATGGTGGATCAGGTGCGGGATACCGTCGGCGCGTTCATTCGCCCCTCGGCGTCGGATGGTCAATCGAGCGCTCCTGAAACGGTCGCGAGCTATATCGGGCGCCGGGTCCCTCGGGTTCCGCAGATACCGGCCTCAGCGCCTATCTACGATGAGCTGACGCGACCTGTCTCATTCCCTCGGCTCTACTGCATGTCCAGCACTGATCCCGACACCTACGCACGGGAGTTCGGGCGTATGGCGCATGCGGTGGTGAATGGTGTCCCTACCGTGTGCCAGTGCTACACGCAGCAAAGCACTCGCATAGAAACGGACTTCGCCTTCTGTAATCGGGTTGTTGAGCGTGGCTTTTTTGATCCGACTATCCCTGATCGTTCCATAAGCTCACAGCGCCAAGACGCTCAAAGCACCCCGCGACCCTCTCAGCCAGCCCCGCAGCCGGTAGTTGCTCAGCCTTCGGGCGGTGGCGGCTTGACGGTCGTTCCGTATCAGAAAGGGCAGTTTCTGTGGTGATGGTGCGGGGTTTTGCTCGCCGGGCGAGGTACGAGCCGGCGCGCAAAACCCGCTCGGTGACGTCCCTGTAGCACGTCAGATAAACGTATTTAACGAACCGCTGTATTCCGCAGTAAGGGCAAAAGAATGGCAAAGGTAGTAGATCAAAAAAGGCTCGACCTTCAGACCGCCGTTGAGGATCGCCATGGGCGTCTTTTCATTGATCAAGGTACTCATGTTCTGACCGATCTTTCGGGCGTTCGCCTGCTTCGATGTGGCGTCGACACGGTTCGTCAGTTGTACCGTGGCCTGATTCGACCTGAAATCATGGGCCTGTTTGAAATGCCGGGTGCAATGGTCGAGTTTGCCGGTGAAATCTGGCATTCCGGTCGGGTAGGCCGGGACTCCGGTTACCAGTACAAACTGCAAAATGCCGATCTGGGCATCATCTTGTTGGTGAAAAACTTCAACGCGACGCTTGAGAGCATTGGTCCGCACCTGAAAATCGAAGTCTCGCCGCACGCTGTTGATGCGTTGTCGCCCGAGCGCCTGCAAGAGCGCATGGATTACTACGCGGCTGCTGTGCTGACCAATCGGGAGCGCAACCAATGCGCTGTTCACTTGGCGCTTGATCTTCAGGGGTGGGCGCCTTCGGATGATCTTGTGGCTCGCATGCATTGTCGTGCACGTGCCACTCGTGACATTTCCGGTATCAAGGAAATCAAGTGGTCCATGGAATCGGCTACCTATGGCAAGGGCCAGTCGTTCCTGTTTGGCTCCGCTGGGGGTGTCCAGCTCGCCATTTACAACAAGACTCTTCAGGCCCGTGCGACTGACAAGCTCGATTATTGGGAGCGCGTCTGGCGTCGCAATGACTCGTTCGATCTTGCTGATCCTGACAACTACGATCCTGATGCTGACGTCTGGCGTGTCGAGCTGCGTTATCACCACTCCGTTGTCCAGCAATTCGCGAGTGGTTCCGTCGACGTTAAGACAGGCCAGATCATCGACACCGACTCGTTTTCAGCCTTTGCGCCGCATCTTGATGGGCTTTGGCGCTATGGCCTTCGTCAGTTCAAGCTGCTCTCCCGTCCCGGTTACTTCGACCCTCTTTGGACGCTCATTCGCGATGACGTTTGTGTTGATCTGCCTGTCGATTCTCTGGCTGATGAAACCTGTTACCAGCGCTCATACAAGACCAGTCGTGGTTTCACCGGTAAGAACGTCGAGCTATTCCTGGGCAACTTCATCAGTCTGCTAGCTCGAGAGCGTGTGCCTGCAAAAAAGGCGTTCCGGGTCCTGAAGGAGTGGGACTGCTGGCCCGTAATCCGCGACCACTACGCCGGAAAAGGGATGACTGACCTGATGTTGTTCGCTCATATCGAAAAGCTCCTGCAAGAGCGACACGTTCGATGGGGGCGTGCGATCTGATGTTTGTTTGCCAGAAACACAAACAAGACAAACACGTTGCCTCCAATGCTCTTGGCCGGGGCGGTCATCATGGCAATTGAGCAACTGCCAGACGGTCGTTGGAAGGTCGACATTGAGCCCATCAAGGGTAGGCGCTTCCGCAAAACGTTCAAGACCAAGGGCGAAGCTCAGCGTTTTGAGGCTACTTGTCGTGCGAAGGTGATCGAAAGCCCGCAATGGTCTCCTAAGCCTAAGGACCGTCGGCGTCTTTCTGAGCTATGCACTCGATACCATGATCTGCATGGCCATACGTTGGCTGACAGTAAAAGGCTGAAAGGTGTTCTAGCGCGTCTTGCTGCCGATCTTGGCGATCCGGTGGCGTCGTCATTCACTGGCAATGCTTTTTGTGAGGTTCGGCGTGTTCAGCTTGAGTCGGGCGTTCATGGTAAGTCGCTCAACAATCGGCTGGGCTACCTCAAGGCCGTATTCAACGAGCTTAGGCGCTTAGGTGATATTGATTACCCGAATCCGTTGGCGAATGTGCGTCCGTTGCGCTTGCAGGAGCGACCGGTGTTTTTTCTGTCGCAACCGCAGATTACCGAACTGCTTGACGCGCTCGATGCTCGTTCTACGTCACCGCATTTAGGCTTGGTTGCTCGAATTTGTCTGTCTACAGGCGCGCGATGGGGTGAGGCACAAGCTTTGACGCCTGAAAGGGTGCGCAACGGTGCTGTGACCTTTGCCAATACGAAGTCGCGCCGGACTCGTACCATCCCAATTGCGGCTGATCTGGAGAAACAGTTGCACCGGCATTATCGACGTCATGGCCTGTTCACCAATTGCATGATGTCCTTTAGCCGTGTGCTTGAGTCCACTTCGATCAAGCTCCCGGCTGGGCAAGCAACGCATGTGCTGCGACACACGTTCGCCAGTCACTTCGTGATGCGAGGTGGCAACATTCTTACCCTGCAGAAAATCCTAGGGCATTCGTCTCTGACGATGACCATGCGCTATGCCCATTTGTCACCGGATCACCTTCAGGATGCATTGCGGTTGAATCCGCTTGTCGACACTTCTTCGACAGTCTGAATGGCGGGAATAAAAAAGCCCCGAAAACTTCAACGTTTTCAGGGCTTTAGGTATTGAAAGTGGCGGTGAGGGTGGGATTCGAACCCAATTTGCCGTCTCGCTGTGTACCTCAATGGTCCGCAGTACTTGGCTTTGCTGCGAATCCGCTCCGCTTAACGGCGCTCTGTCGCGCTGTGATTTCGACACTTTATCGACAGTTTAGTGTTTCGTCTGTTCAGCGGTTTTTGTAGCAGATCGGTTCTTGCTTTCTTCGATTCGTCTGTCGCCGATGTTTTTGACTTCTGTTTGTAGGTTCTGGGTCATTGCGAAGACCACGATGATCCCGACCAAGGTCACCAGAGCCTTGTAGATTGCTCTTTCCATCTTTCGAACTCCTTTTCGTGGATTGCTAAAGCGTTTTGTCTGGATGTGTGCTCAATCTTTTCGGGCGTACCAACGCTTAGCCACTTCCGATGTGATTGCTATCCCGCGTTTTGATTGGGCAAGTTTCTGTTGGCGGCATCGTATTCGGGGCTTGTTTGTCCTGCCTCTGGCGCAATTTGGCCGCTGACGAGCCATAGGGCGTACTCGGGTGCTAGGCCGACGATAACCTTTATGTCGTCCTCATTGATCCGTCTTCCACCTTTTCTGAGCGCGTACCACTTTTCGCGGTCGATGCCGCTTAGCTCCTCCAGCTTTTTAGCTGTGAGCTTCTTATGCTCCAAGATTGATACGAAGCGCTCTCTCATATTCTCTTTTCGTCTAAAAGTCCGGCAATTATTGCTGGTCAACAGTATCCGCATACCTATAATAGGCAATATGAACCCGGCAAATAGTGCCGGTTCACTGTCGGTGAATATTGCGAAGTATAGCGGAGTAAAGCGGAATGGAAATGGACGGACTCGACGCACGCCAGCTTTACGGGGCGCCTCCGCTGATGCCTTGGGAGTCGTTCGTGGACTGGATCGGAATGTCCGATGAGCCCCGCGTTGTCCGCTCATGGATCGACCGTGGATACATTCCCAGCGTCAAGGTTGGTAGGCGTGTGATGGTCAACGTCGTGGCCCTGACGCGCGATTTGCTAGAGAAGGAATCTCAATAATGAACAGTCAACTGAGCCGTGTTCTCAACTCGCTACTGTGCACGCTCGTGCATGTTCGTTGCGCGGCTGTGGGTACTCGGAGCGCCCAAATTTGGGGTGAGTTTGGTGTGGCTCAAGGCCAGATTCGCACGCTACATGAGTTGGGGCTTATTACGTTGGGGCAGCAGTGGCTGCTTAATGATCTGCTGAGCAATGCGAGTGAACATTCTGGTAAGCCGTTTCCTGCGGCTAGGAACGTAGGGCCGGTGATGCCGTGTTGGATTGCATTCGAGCGCCGCCAAGCTGCGGTAAAGCCCTCGGCGCGGGTACTTGCTGATGAGCGTCCCAGCGAAGTATCTGCGCCTGCCTCACGCCCCGAACTGCGACTGCTCTGTCTGCTGGTCAAGGATCGCGACGGCAAAGCCCGATCCCTACCGGTCCACACCATGCGACCAATGCCGCCCCGCGTCTTGCGTACTGGTCGATGGTCGCTGGCAAGTGACCCCGCGTTCGAACTGCGCGAAACACACGCCGTCCGACCGGCCACCGAAGTATTGGAGCGTTGTGCACGACAGCGGCAAGCCCACGCCTTACGTCCCGCTGCGCGAACCTTTTCAGCTGGTGGGGTGAGCCATGTTGCCTAGATACCTCGTCGTCATCGCCCGCGCATGGTGGTTTCCCCTGGTGATGGGTGTGGTCCTCGGAACCATCGCGACAAACGTGGCTGTAACGGAAGCGCTTAAGGCGGTTGATCCGCTGATCTGTGCTCAGCCTGCTGGTCCGAACGAAAACGCTCTCCCGGAACTGATAGGGGAATAAGCATGGAAATCCCAGCGCGCAAAGACCCAGCTGAAGCCGGCGACAAGGAACGGCGGTTCTATGTGTTCGCACCGGCCAGCGTGGTGCTCGCATTGCAGGCTGAAGGCGTGGCCCGTGTGACTGATCCGTGGCGGCTGGGTGGTGCGGTGCTGGCTCAGTGGGTGGCGGCGGGGTGCCCGGACGAAATCAAGCCGCGCGATGAAGGTGACCGGGGATGATTTGCATGGTGGTCATGTCGGGGCTGGAATTCCGCGCGTATCGGAGCGGTAGCCGGCAGTTGCTGGCCGACGCCTTGCTCTGCACTGAAGGCGTCGGCCAAGCGACTGCCTACGCTCCCAGCTCGGGAAGCGCGCTGGAAGCCCCGCACAGT